ATGATGCAGTTTCAGCAACTAAAGTATTGTAAATATTAAGTGCAGTAATAGGATCAGTTGGCTCAGCAGTTGTAATAGCTGTTCCAGTAATTGAAATATCTCTTCCAGCAGTATTTCCAGCAAATTGTGCAACGTCAAATTCAGCAAACGGCATTGTATTAGTACCCCATACAACACCAGAATTACCAGATGCAACAACATAATCTGCGAAACGATCTACAATATTCTGCGGGGCTATGGGGCTATCAAGCGTTGCCATTTTTTTCCTTTATTATCCAAACTTTCTTAGTAGATTTTTGACCAGCTAATAGTTTCATTAAACTTTTAGGAGCTCCGCAAATATCATTTTGCCAAGCTAACTGATGACAATCTCCACCACAATGTTGAAATACTTCACACGAATAGCAAATAGGATTTCTACTCTTTTCGCATGCCATGTTTTCTAGTCTTACATTACTATTTATAACACTTTTTATAGAGTTATTTATGTTTCCAAATTCAAATTCTGGTGCTGAATTGGGGCATCCAGAAATGCCTCCATCTGCATTTAATGTAAAGATCTTTTCTTCGCAATCCCTACAAAATGTTCCGCCTTTAATAAATCCTGTTTCAAATTTAGAATAGATTGTCTCTAGAAAGTCATTATCAAACCAACCTCTAGTATTATATAATACTGACTGTTCATGCATCTTCAAAAACCATGCATCTTGTTCAAGATTATCTGGAAAAATATCTGGGTGTTTTAATGCACTACCATTTCCAGTTAACCGCTCAAATGATACTTCTTGTACTCCAAGAGATTTAATCCATGATAACAAGTAAATTGGTTCTATAGCAATTGTGTCTTTTGTAACACTAATGAATAATCTAATAGTTACGCCTTCTGCTATTAGATATTGCACATTATATAACCAAAGTTTGAGTTGTTTATCATTATCAAATCTAATCTTAGGATCCCAAGAAGTACCTAATCTATTTCCTAATGGACCTTTGATAAAATCTACATGTTCTTCTCTTAGTTTAAATACTAAATTAGTAGTTGCTCCCCAAGTAATATTTGGATGTAGATTATCACAATAATCATATACATCTCTCATTTCTTGAACGTCAACTAAAAATGGTTCACCACCATGAAACTCACAATGAAGAGTATCAGAGCTTTCAGTATTTTCTTCTATAAATCGTTGTATCCAATTAGATACTTTAGATTTATTCCAATATATCTTTGGCCCATTAATACCATTAGTAAAACAATGACGACAATTTAAGTTACATGTTTCAGTAGTCTTAAGATAGAACATCCAATTCATTATATAATTTCGCCTTATCTTTAAGATATTTTTCTAAACCAAAACTTAAAATAAATGATTCATTTTCATTAAATGCTTGGTGTTGTACATTTGCTGGAATATACATCTCATCTCCAGCTTCCATTATTATATATTCATCTTGAATAAACAACTTTTTTCTTCCTTCAATACAACAAATAATTACATCATCTGGATCAGTATGAAGCGCGAAAGAAGGAGAATTAATTTTAGCAATAAATGCATGACATGTTATAGGTCCAATATGCTTATATTTAACTCCAAGCTCTTGACACTTATTCCAAATATCATAAGAATATTTTTCCAGGCCTTCTATTTTTATAGTGATAGGCTCATTAGAATATAGCTCACTAAATGCACAAAGGGTGATTTGTTCACCCCTTGTATTAATAACTGAAACTAATTTTTGTTCATATGCTAAAGGGTTGTGAATAAATTCAACAACATCATCAAGTTTTATCATTTTTACACTATTACACACTCAACAAGTTTAACAGAAGGTTCTTCATTTGTTTCTAACGCGATAGCAAAACTATTGTTTGTATCACCATATATGCCTTTACCATCTTCATTACAAATCAATGGTTGTCCTTTACGGATTGATCCAACTACTTTAACTGGAACGCGGCCACGAAGTGCGATAGCTTGTCCAGTACTTTCAGAATTCATTAAATATGCAGGATTTTCAGAGATAACACCAAGAACTCTTTGGCCAATAGCATAAGAAGCAATACTTTCGGGGAGGTTGCAACCTCCATCTGCAGAAGAAGCAACAACAACAACTGTTCCTCGTTCGTATTCTTGATCTGTTGTATATTTTTCTGCCAAGTCAGCATATTGTGCAGATGTTGCTTTACCAATGAATATTCTAGTAGTAATATCACCATTAGTATCTCGAACAGGAATTGTACTAGCAGCTGTAATAAGAGAAGAATTATAACCATCTAATAAGTCAGCATCTAAACCAGAAGCAGCACCATCATTACCAACATGCCATGGAGTATATCCAAGAGCTGTAGTTACATCCCCGGATGCTAATGCTGCACCAACAGTAACTCTTCCTTTAACATCTACAGTAAGTTTTGTATATGTTCCTGCAGTAACTCCACTATTAGCTAATGTTAGCGCAGCAGTAACATTTGTAGAACCATTGAATGTTCCACTAGTCCAAGTTGCATCACCAGTTATCGATATAGTTCTACCAGTTTGTAATGTTGTTGCAGTAGTAGCATTTCCAGTTACTGCCCCCGTTAAGTTTCCAGTTATATTTCCAGTTACATTACCTGTTAAATTTCCAGTTACATTTCCAGTTACATCACCTATTACTGGAGCCGTTAATGATCCAGTAATACTTAAATTACCAGCTGCGTCTAATATAAATTCATAAGTATCTGTATTATCAACTTGAATCTTAAACGCTTGTTCTGAAGTATATACTATACCATTAACAACAGCAGTAGATCTAAGTTCATTAATAGCACTAGTTAAATTTGTAGCAGATGTATTTAATGCTCCAGTACTTCCGACATAATCTCCAATAGCATTAGTAGCTAATCTCCACTGCGCAAATGTGTCTTGTAAATTTACGTTAATAATTGCCATATTGGATTCCTATTTTTGAATGTTAGCTATTAAAGCAGTTAACATTCCCTTTATATCAGAAAGTTCGTGTTTAATATCTTTAATTTCTTGAGTATTATTAGCAACTTCTTCTTGTGCTTTTAGAAGACGCTGTCTCTGTTGTAAATATTTACTATGTCCAGTTTCATCCATATTTATAATAGCTCTAGATGAAACATCTCTATACAACTTGGATTCATTTTCAACCTTTAATAAATCGTTATGCACAAGAAATAATCCTTAAATCTTTTACGCGTGGAACTTGAGCAGAATTTCCAGATTTAAATACTAATTTAACAACTAGTGCATCATATGCTGGTAAGTCAGATAATTCAAATTCAATATCAGTAAATACATCTCGATTTGATGTTTTTACAAATGCTGTGATTGGTGATGTTGCTTGAACAAAATTAAATGCAGTTATATCAGTAGTAGAACCAGATGGTAATAATTTATACCAAACTTGAATATCTGAACCTGTAACAGCAGGAATATTTGCTGAAAACATAATTTTAAGAAATGTAGAAGAATCTTTTAAATTAATTACTCTAGTAATATATTTAGATTTTGATGAACTTCCAACAGGCGCAATCTCAGATACAAAATTATCTTTCATGACTATAGTAGTTGAACTAGGACCTTGAGTAGTAAATGATTTGTCACTAATTTTTATAGTAGAACCATCAGCTGCAACAGCAGTTACTAATATTGGATCAATTGTATCATTAGTAGTAGTTCCGCTAATAGTAATATATTTACCAACTGCAATACCTCTTACAGTTGAACGAGAAGCTCCCGCAGAAGGAATATTAATTATAGTTGGAGTTGCACTGTCAAAAGTTACACCAGCAACAGCAGATAATATTGTTTTATCATCGACAATCGAAACATTCTTACCAGTGACAGTGTATGTATCAACTTTATTTTTAATAGTAGTTAATGACATTCTATTTGTATCTATCACAGATGATAGATTTTTATTAGTCGAAGTCATTCTAGCATAAACTACTAATGATTTATCACCACCTAATTCTTCATTTTCATTAATTTGTGAAGCTACTAAATTAGATGAATCAAAATAAGTTGTAATATTCGGTACTAATGAAGTTTCAGATGTAGCAGAATTATATGATGTATTTACTGGAATCATTGAATAACCTAATGTAGTATCAGCAAAGCTTTGCGCTTGAAGTATTAAATTAACACCATCATAACCAATATTTTTTGTTGATATAACATTTGATCCGCCGACAAATCCTGATGCTGAAGCATTTGAAGCAACTGTAATAACATATTCATCATATTCTACATTAGTTACATTAAATTGACCATTTAATCCAGTTGATGAAGTAGTTACTATACCATTATATGTTCCATTAGCAACATTTGAAATAATGACAGTAGAATTATTAACCATACCATGATTAGGTTGGAATACTCTGACTAAAGTAGATCCATTTGTCGTTTGGAATGGATCAGATTCTAATATAACTGGATGGAGAGGTTCATTATTAAATGCAATTGTTGGCGTTTTGGTAATATCAAATTCTGCTGCCCAAATTGTAAACTTCAAATCTTGTTCTTGATTTGCTGTCCATGTTGATGCATTTTGTGATTTGAATAAAACACCTGCATATGGTTGCTCAGAAATAAATCTATCTGTACCAATATTCTTTTCTCCAAGTTGTGATATCCAAACTCTATAATTATTAGAATCAGATAACATAACTATACAATATTCAGTTTGATCTTGTAAATAAACTGGAGATTCAAACACAAACGATGTAGCTATACCCAATGTTCCAGTTTCATCTGTATTAATTTTATCAGGAGTCAACGTAACTCTTGAGAATGGCAACACTCTAGATCCAGGGTATCCATTAACAACTTCGCGGATTTGAATTGTTACAGGAATATTAATATCTTTAGTGGCAAAAAATAAATCAAGTTTAGTAATAAATGACACCAGTAGATTGCACTAAGAATGTTTGAGCTAAAGGATCATACCAACCAGTATCACGCACTAATCGCTCATCTGAATAAATTTCAGATGTTAATGCAGCTGAAACAGGTTGAGTAGCAATTTCTGCATTACGTACAGCATTAATTGTTTTCTGTTTAGTTTCTAATATACCTTGCGCTCTATATTGTGCTCTACCTTGTGTGGTATAATCTAATGAACCAGTTGTACTATCAGTTAATTTAAAATCACGTATTCCTGTACGAAATCTAATACTATCTGTATTAGGAATACTAAATGCACCAGCTATAGAACCATTAAAATTAGTTATTAAATCATCGCCTAAAGCTGCAACACTAGGAGATGCTGTAACTGTATATTGAAGTCCAGAAATTGAACCTTGAATTACATCATTTATTAAAAACGCGCCTTTAATATTTAATAAATAAACTGCTTCATCTCCAGTAACAGATTTCTCAACAAAT